CCATAAACTTCCTCTTTACTTAAATCTCCATCCAAAGAAGCACTATCCACCCTAATATATTCAGTATTGAATCCTGTATTTGTTACTTTTTTAGCAACTAATATTTCGCCATTTTCAAAACCAGATGCGTTAACCACACTCATTGTAGTAGCAGCTGCTAGTATAGCAGAGCCAGTTAGTGCTGTTGAGTTAGCAACAAACAATTGTCCACCAACTGCATTTACACTTTCCTTTTCAAATGTGGTAGTAGCTAGTGTACCTCTTATCCTAACATTCTCAAATTCAGCAAATCCATTTTCTTCTGCAGTTATTATAAATCCTGCAACATCACTTTGATAGTTTGAAGATTTAATTGAACCATTTTTGTCTAAGACAAGATTACCGCCGGTTATTTGTTGTTCATTAAGATTAAATCCGCCTATTGTACCACCCGTAAATAAAACTTGAGAACCTGTGATATCTCCTCCAGCTTTTACATTAAAGTTTGATGATGATATAAAAAATCCGTTAGTATCTGTAACAGATGAACTTATAAAAAAAGTGTTACCTGCTGTAAAGGCGTCATCAGATAAGTTAAAAGAAGCTATTTTTCCTCCTGTAAATAATACATCAGAACCTGTTATCTGTCCTGAAGCTGACATTACAAGATTATTATTAGCACTATGTATTGCAATTGGATTAACAGTAAATCCTGCAATAGAAGCTGATACAAAATTAGCAAACCCATCTGCAGTTATACTTGAACTCGCATTAGTTAGATTGGATGGATTACCATTTATGGTAGCAGGTGTGAAAATTTGGTCTACAGATAAATTACCTTGCACAGTAAGCTGTCCATTGTCAAACTGCAAAAATTGTCCACCACCTTTATCACCTAAAAGAACAGCACTAGCGGTAATATTACCTTCAGGTGTTATATGTACTCCTGAAGAACTTATTTCTATATTACCAGCAGCTCCTGATACGAATTGGATATTTTGACGACCTACAAAGAAAGCATCTGCACGAACATCAAATACGGATGGATTGGTTCTAAACTTTAGTGAACCACTTTCTCCAACTAATTCCAATCCTACGCCTAAATAATTGTCCCCACTATCCGGCAGTACAGAACCACTATAAATCATAAAGCCGGGTTTACCTACTCCTTCCGTTGCGCCTGTTCCGAATCTTGATGCACTTATAAATCCAGTGTAACCAACTGAACGCATAAAACCAGAGCCGGCTGCACCATCTCTTCCTGTTTCAGGCAATGTTGATGACACACCACCGAAGTGCATTCCGCTAGCAGTTGTATCACCACCGACAAATAAATTACTCTCTAATACATTATCCTCACCTGTAATCGTCATATTTGTGCCTGTAAATTGCACACCTGACTTGTAAGCTATTGTATCTGATAGATTATTATTCACATCGTAAAACTCTGCCATAAACTCAAAAGTATCAGGTCTTTTGTGACTAAGTTCTGCTGGCATTTCTTGTTTAAACTGAAATAACGATGGATTAAATCCTGTATCGGCAGCAGGTCCTATAGCTATATCACCGATGTTCCAAACTCCTTGCAAAACTCTTATCTGTAAAACTCCATCACCCGTTGCATCAGGTGTAAAAGTTTGAGTTACAGTTTGAAAATCTTTTACTGCATCATCTTCAGGAGTTACAGTTAGTGTTCCTAATCTTTTTCCATATTTACTCGACTCTTCTACATCCACTCCAGATTGTGCAAGAGGTGAGGATGCACTTCCACCAGCATGTACATCATGAAATAAATTATCTAATCTATTCATTGACGAACCTGATATATAAAAAGCTAATGTGGCATAATTACTACCACTTCTATTTCCAATTACATCTATCGATAAGTTGTAATCCACTCCTTTTATAAGTTCAAATTTATACTGATCTCTTAGTTGAAATTTAAGGTGATGTGTTGAATCAGCTAAACTACCTGAAAGCTTAACAGAATCTAGCATTATATTGTTATTATAAGTTGCGTTATTTTCAGGTGTTGATAAAGGAGTTTCACCATTTACACTACCCGAAACAGTCCAAAAGTTATCCACATCAGATTGTGCAATGAAATAACCAGTACGATCTCCTTGCCCTACAGAAGCATCATCTACCAATAATTCCTTTCCCTCTAATGGAACTTCTGCTAAAAGTTTGTAATCATCAAAACCACCCTCACTTTTAACATAAACTTTTACCTTATAAACATCACCTGAAAAGGTTCTCATATCAGCTAGTGTTACATTGGCATATGAAACTAAATTAGCTGCAGCATATGATGCAGTTGGAATAGCTTCGTAATGTATTTGTCCTCTGGCAAATATTGGTAATATTATATCTTCACCATTTACATTTTTATTTGTAAAGGGTTTATCTACCGCAATTATTCTATCACTAACTAAATCTACGATTGAAGCAGTGTACATAGATGCTGAAGTATTGACTATACCCTGCTCTTTCTCAGTATCAAATGTAGGTGTTTCTAATAAACCAGCCTCTGTCAAAGCAGCCTGTGGATAAAAGGATGAACTTCCAAAAGTATTACCTAATGATGATGTGTGAAAATGAACTTCACCGCCGACAAAGCCTGTATTAAATCTAAAAGATTCTTCTCCGTTAAATGAGCCTGGCCTTATTCTGTATGGAAACGATGGTGGAGAATTTGTTTTGCTTAGTAAACCAGACCTTTTAAATATACTGTTTTTTCTTTTTCCTTTTCTATTTTTTCTTTTTCTACTTTCTATGTAAGCTTTTAAGCTTCTTTGTTTAGCAGGAGAAGCGGGCGAACCCTCTGATAACAATCCTTGAGATGGATTCAAATTTACACCATAAGGTTTAAATAACAGATTCTCATCTGTTGGAACTGCTTCTAATTCAAAAAGAGATGAAGTAATAGAGCCTGTAATCTCACTTCTAACCATTGTACCAACTCTAGTTTCAGTTACATTTATTATTGGCTGTCCAAAAAATTTAATTGGTTGTGTATTAACTGCAGTTGGATTTATGACTATTTGTTTTGTTAATCTTACATTGTAGGCACCTTGAAATCTTTTAGGAACTTGTTCAGCATCAGAAAATATGGTGTTCCCATCAGGTATGGCAATTAACTCACCAACTATTATTAGAGTTGCTATGCCTGGCGCAGTATCATCATACACCTCTACTGATACCCTTCTAGCCCTACCTTCTAAATAATCAGCTATTGGTTCAGTATAAATACTGGCACCTTCTGAATCTATAAAATCTATTTGAAGTTCGGTGTCTTGTTTCATATAAGGTGAAGTTTCTATAAGAAAGGAACTTCTACCTTGCGGTAAACTATCGGGTATGTCTGATAATATTATGTGCCTTGACTTATCAACTTCATCGATAAGAACATCGATTTCATCTAAATCAAGAAGCTCATTAAAGCGTTTTACTACGGACATATTTTTCTCAAAGTTAGTTACTTATAAATATCAAAAATGAAAAAATTAGTATTTATTGTATATACAATGTATGGAGATTATCGGTATGAAAAAGAAATATTCGTTTACTATAGAAGAGAGCTTAGTAGACTGGTTTAGAACATATGTTAGGGAAGAAAGTACTACAATGTCTGCAGTACTTAACCAGCATATACTAAAGCTTAAGAGGTCTACAGAAAAACCAAATAATATTCTATATCCTAATCAAAAGAAACATTAGAAAAATTATTCTCTTTCTTTATTTCCAAAAGGGTATCTACAGCATCACGCATTGAATCAATATGAGATACAATCAATGTGAACTGAAATTGTGATTTCAGATATTGAAATAAATTGTATACAGAGTTTAGGTTATCCGAATCCATAGTTCCCCAACCCTCATCAATAGCTAAGAAGTTGGCAGCTGGTAAGTTACTTACATTTACTAATCCCACTCGTATAGCTAGAGAGGAGATAAATCTCTCCATACCGCTACTTAATTCAAGAGGCCATACATTGTCATCATCATAAACTATATAACAATTAATATTCTTACCATCCATTTCTAATATCAAAGAGAAATCTACTATCTGAGCCAATATATCATTTACAGCACCCTCAACAGTTGGAAGAGCTTTGGATATCAACTCATAAGGAATTCCATCTCTTTTTACAGCATCCATATAGTATTGGTAAGCAGCGTATTTATCTTCTAAATCCTCAACCTTCTTTATATTTTCCATAATGGTTTTTCTTTGAGTTTCCAATACTTTTATTTCACCATTTACTGCTTGAAGTTTTTTATCTCTCTCTTCTATAAACTCTTCTATTACATCAGATTGTTGTTGTGCATCTTCAATTTCGTTAATTAACTTTCTGTTAAATATGATATCCATTTCCTGTTCGTGATATAGATTAATCTTATCCTCTATGATTGCTAATTGACTAATCAGATTCTTTCTTTTTTCAGTAGTAAGTTTCTTCTCACTATCTAATTTACTGATATTGGTTGTTAACAAACTCAAACTATTTATAGACTTATCCATCTGTTCTTTATGTGCGGTAATATGAGATAAACCGTTTATAATGTCATCCAAGTTATCAGATTGTTTTACAAAAGTATCTGCTAACATTTTATCATCATTTAGCTTTTTTCTTGTTTCCATAGCATCCAATGTAAAAGGATTTGCCATACAGTAAGAACAATTAGAATCGTATTCCAAATTACCAAGCTTTTCAATCTTATCTAACTTATTCTTTACTTCTATTTTAAGTTTATCAATTTCAATTTGATTATTACTCTTATCTAATTTATATTGTTCTAATTGAGCAAACTTTTTATCAATCTCATTTTCTCTATAGATTTTTATTTTTTCATTTAGTTCAGTTTCTTCTACAGTATATTGCTCTGATAATGTTGCGATTTCACCAACTCTTTCATCTACTTTATTCAGAGAATTTGTTAAATTGATTTTTCTTTCCTGTAACTCATCTAAACTATCTGCTGTCTCATCTACTTTCCTAAGTTGTTTAGTAAGTTCAATGATTTGTTTATCATACTTTTTCTTATCGGAAACTAATTCTTTCTTGCCAATAGTTAGCTCCTTAGAATCTTTTCTCAATTCAACTAAATCTTTTTTGATATCAGCTAATTCTTTATCGTAATTATTTTTCTGAAATGATCTAAGAAGTGATTGTACATCGTGGATTTCATCAGCAGCTAATGTGTATAATTGATCAAAAACACCGATTCCCATAAATTGTGCTAGTAAATCTTTACGCTCTTTTTGTGTCTTATCAATAAAAACAGTTGAGTTGGATTGTAAAGATAAAACTGTCATAATGAAATCATCATAAGTTCCAATGACCTTACGAATATTTACATCTGTTGTCCTTCTCTGATCTCCATTTAATGATACCTTTTCACCTGCATCATCAAATGTATAGAAATCTACATTTACCTTTACATGTCCATTTCTCTGTTTCTTACCTCTTCTCTCTATGAAGTATTCCACACCTTCAACCTCTAATGTAGCCTTACAATAGAAATCATTCTTTTTGTTATTAAGAACATTTAATGCTTTGAAGGCTCGAGAAGAAGTATCAAATAAGCAGAATGAGAGGGCATCTAATAATGAAGATTTACCACTTGCGTTTGGTGCAAACATTCCGATTATACCATTTAGTTTTGTGAAGTCAACCACATTGTTTTCTCCATAACTAAACATATTATCAAATTCAAACTTTTTAACTTGCCAGGTTACTCCCCTATTTACATTCTCCTCAGGTAACAAAGCATTTAGTTCTTCATTGATTTTCTTAATATCGATAAGCGTATCTTCATCAACATAGTGATTTGTTTTGAGATATTCCTCAATCAGACCATATTGATATCCAGCATCTCTTATGTCTCCAACTGTGATTCTTTGACCACGCACTTTTTCCATTGCTGTAAATGAGTCTGTTTTTGTAACCGATACTTCTTTTATTCCATACTTACTATGGATAAGAGTCATAGCTTTCTTTAACTGTGATGGTGTAGTTTCTGAAACTCTAACTCTTAGTCGAGCCTTCTTTGGCATATCAGGACATTCGGGAACTTGCCCATCTTTTATGTCTAATGTATAGTAGCCGTAGTCATTTGGTATCTCTATATACTTTGACTTTCTCTTTGGAACATCCCACAATAAATAACCGTGGCTCAAACCTTCTCCGTGATTTTGTTGAACCAGAGAACCACAATAAGATATGGTTTCTTTTTTATTGAGATGCTGTCTTTTGTGGATGTCGCCTAGCAATCCCATATCATAACCTTTGAACTTAGAGATTTTAACATCAGATGGTAAGAAAAATCCCAAGTCAGTTTCCGACTTATCAACTGTTCCGTGAAAGAGAACTATCTTTGTATCACCTTCAAAGTCTTTAGCTTCAATGTAATCATCTTCCTTTTCCCATACATCCCATACAACAAACTTTACATCAGCACATTTGTATACACCGCTATGTTTTAGATAGTGTATATCAGAGTGTTGTAGGTTGTTTACGATAGGAGAGAGTACATCCATTCGAGAGAGATTATTTAAATTGCAATCGTGATTACCTGCGATAATAATCAACGGACATATATCTGCCAGATTCTTAAATAATCGTGAGAGCTGATCGACTAATTCAGGCGACATTTCAGTTTTAGAGTGTGCTATATCACCACCAATATAGACTACGGCATTATCTTTATGTTTTTTTACTTCTTCATAAGTGCGTTCAAATACTTCTTCATATTCTATGTGTCGCTTTAGATTACGGATTTGGATATCCGAAATATGATGTATGTATTTTAACTTACGAAAAGGTACTTTAACAACATTTTCTTTAATCAAGTATTATCCTTTAAGAACTTTTTAACTTTATCAATTTTATTGTTAGGCACTATGACATCCCAAGCTGTTTCTTTAGACAATCTGCCACTTTCATAGTATATAGTAGAACTGTCCAAACCAAAAGCATCATACAGTTTTTTAAGAATATCATTATCCCTGATGTGAACTTTCCATTCATCATCATTAAATTTCCATATATCTTTTTGTTTTGCCATTTAACTTCATCCTAATTAAATCTGAAAAGGAAGTTTTAGATGATTTCTTTATAACATCAATAACTTTTGCAAAACCCATTTCAGATGGATCTTTATCTTTCAATCGTATTAATTGAACATCGATTCCATTTCTCATAAGAACATCTGTCATCTTTATAGAATCCCAATACGCATCACTATCTAATAATATATATATAGTTTTGACCTGTTTTTCGTATATTTTTTTCATTAATTTTTTTGGTATTGTTTTTCCGAATAATGGAATGGCATTTCTCTTAACTGCTATAGCATCAAACACACCCTCACATAATATCAAAGGTTCATCCCAATTTATAAATAACTCAAATCCAATCACATCTTTACTAACAGGCGGATTCTTATACTTCATACCATCTTTGTAAATACTTCTACCTACAAAGTAATTTAACTCACCGCTGGCATCGTAGCTTGGTATTATCACCCTATTGGAATACAGACCTTCGCTACAGTATCCGATGCCATATCTGATAACATCTGCTTTACTCATACCACGATTTTGTAGATACACCCACGAATGTTTTTGTATTATGCCACCGCCGTTTTCCCACATCGGTTTAAATTCTTTTGGAAGCCTTAGTATCTGCTTTTTGTCGGAAGTCTGTGATGATAGTGATTTAGAGGGTTTACCTACTATATCACCTAATTCTGTGAATTGTTCCCTACTGGCTTTTAATCTTTTGAATAATTGAAAGAGATTATGCCCACCCTGATTACTAACCCAACAATGCCATTTGCCTGTTTTTATATTAATCTGTAGTTTTGGTTTATGATGTGAAGTAAAAGGAGACCAATACATATATTCATCGGCTTTCTTTAATCGTCTGCCACGATTTCCTATTACTCTATTTAGAAGATTTACTATTTTCATTTATCAATTCTATAAATTTTTCAATGTTAATTACAGCGTATGTTTTACTTCTGTTTCTTTTAAATATCAGTACAGGATCGTAATCACCACTATTTTCTTCTGCTTGTTTCAATGAATCCCATACATTAAGTTTTTCTTGATTTTTACATTCTATTGCAAATGGTATAAGTTTTCGAGCTGCTGGTGATAATTGTAAATCCTCACCTGATACACCCATTGATGTACTTCTGATATCATCGGGTTCTAATTCTGTAAATGTCTCTAAGAGTAAGTCTCTGACTTTTTGTTGTAGTCTCCGGCCTTTGGCCTTCGCTGAAGAAGTTTTCATATTGTAATGCTTTATTACTTATTTGCTTAATGCTTAATTGCTTATAAATTTTAATTATTAATACTTAATTCAGATTATATAATTCAAGGCAAAGATATTTTATTAAAAAACCTATAAGAATTTTTTATAACCAAATTAAATGTTAACATTAGTAATATATATACAGAAATTATTTATTATTCAAATATTTTTTTATTTCTTTTTCTGCAAATCTTTCTGCTTTCTCTTCCCACTTATTATCATCGTGTGGATCTAATCCACCGTGTGCAGCCATTGTGCCAGCTTGATTGTATTTCTTTATAAACTTTCTCTTACCTAAGTTATCAGCATCTAAAGCATGTTGTATTTCATGCAATACAGTCATTAGGAACTCTCTGACTGATTTATAGGATGGTCTTATTGTTATTGTATCGGTTTCAGGAATGTAATCACCATAGTTTTTGCCTGAAACCATCTTTACTTTAGATTTCAGATTATACTTTTTTACCATTTGTTTTGCTGTATCCATATAATCTATTCTTTCCGATACCAAACCTTCTTTTACTTGTATTTTTGATTTATAATGTCTCAGAACTTTTCTCGAACCTATTCCAATTCCAGCATCCATTTTTCTTTGGATGATTTCATACTTACCACCACCCATATCTTTTATAAAATAATCCGTCTTTTTCACATTACCGCTTTCCATCTTTTTAGCTAACATCTGTTTAACAACTCTTTTATCTAAAGCAGTTAGATGACCTGAAAGAACTTTTATTTTCATTTCATTAATTAAGTAAGAATGTTCCATCATCTTTTTAAACTTACCCATCTCTTAATTTCCTACTTGCGTAATCTTTGAACACATCGGGATAAAATGCATGTATAAATAATGCAATGCTGATTTTCATAGCTCTGTACCAATGTTCCCAATATCCCATTTTTATTTCTTTTAAGTGTTCCATTATGCATCAAACCTCACTACAAAACCTAAAGATAATTCTTTTTCGTTTTTAATTGGAGCGGATAATTGACCAATAGCAATCAGTTCATCGAAATCATTATACAATCCTATCTTAGTAACATAAGGTTGAAAGTCTGAATGTGTTGTAAAAGCAGCATATCTGGTTGCCTGTTCATATGAGTGTTTGTAAGAGCCTGATTTATATAAAGCATCACCGGGCGGAAAGAATCTCCAACTATCAGAACCAGATACATTTATACTACCGCTTCTCTGAAATGTTGTAGATATATTAGTAGATGAGTTAAATTCATTTTCACCAACTATACAAGTATATGAATATTCATTGAGTGTAATTTGAGCCTTATATTCTAAAGAATAACCATCACTTCCTCTTTTTTGCCCTACATCTATGAATTTTGAACCTGTATTGGTTATTACCAAAACTCCTTCTTCATAAAAAATATTACCTGCAAAACTTTCTGTATGGTCACTTGTGGCAAAGCTATGACTAGCAAATTTAGCAAAGCTAGAAGATACGCTTAAGTCATACAGATTTCCTTTCCCATCGTCTTTTATAATAACAGTTGAAGATGTACTGTCATCTGTTAGTGTTATGGAACCTGGCTTTATTCTCTCACCGTAGAGATTTTTACTTACAGATATTACAGATGCTGATTGATGTAACACTCTATATTGTTCAGGACTATTCGATCCGAAATTGTTATATGGATTCATAACAGTTCTTCTAAAACCAGGCTTTGATTGTCTGTAGTATCTGTGGTTTATCATAAAATATGAGGGTAAAGAGTAAAATGATGCAGATGGATAGTGGATTGCATCAGAGCTGGCTGTCGCAAAATTACTAGTACTGCCGCTTATAGCTCTAAAATTATATACACCACTACCGCTGTCATTGTTAGTTACAGTAAACTCTTTAAATACTTTAAAAGGAGTTTTGTTTACATCTTGTGGGTCTAGTCTTTTAAACATGACTATTATCTCCCAAAATTAGAAATCTAATTTAACTTTGATAATAGCTTCTCTTGAGTAAGATTTCAATAAAGGTTTGCTTAGTTTAGCAACTGCGAGTAATTCACCAGCATCATTATATAATCCAACCTGTGTTATAAATGTCTTTGGATTCTTAAAGAAAGTCGCTTGAGTAAATGAACCATCAGAAGCCGTAGCAAATGTTGGATTAGAACTGAAGTTAAACTCTTTATTAGGAACTCTACAAAAATAGTGTTGAGATGTTATTACTTCTTCTCTACGAGACTGAAAATAAGCTCCTGTTTTTATCTTTTCATAGAACTTAACACTATTTCCACCCAAAGTATTTGATGTGGTTACAGTTGATAACGAAGCAGATTCATTCAAAACAGGTCCGTTAAAAATTAACATTCCCAAATCTGGATAGAATAATCCGTAACCACCACCAAATTGAGCCGTAGCCGTATGTTTTATTACAGCTGTACCGCTTTGGATCGAACCGCTAACAATATTAAATACTCTACCACCTTGATTCACTTCAGGATTCGTAGTAGCACCACTATCGTCAATAAATGTTCTAGTTCCTATTTTTATCTCCCAATTACCTGGATCCATTTTCTCACGAAGTTGTTGTCTGCTTACTGATATAGCAAACACATATTTAGGTTGTATGTGTTCTCCAGTTCCTGCGAATGTAAATTGATCTTCGCCTGGTCCTAAAAGAGTTTGTGAAAGTTGTCTGTATATAGCCGCAGAAGCTCTGTTGCCAGTAGTTCCCATTCTTCCTAATGAACCACTTCCATTGAAATGTGCATAAGCTACTGAAAACTGAGATTTTGCCTGAGAATCAGATTGTGGGTTAGAAGCAAATGTATCTAAATAATATTCTGCAGAACTTCCGGATTGAACAGATGATGTAAAAAATGATGTCATAGTTCCAGCACCATTAGCCCACATACCAGAAGAAACTACATCTTTTATATTTGTTATCACATCGCCAGATTCTGCGCTGTTTTGTGGTTGTATGTCAAATTCTTTGTAAATAGCCATATTTTATATCTCCTATCCAAATAACGATGGATCTATGGCGCCTAACATCACACTATTCTTAACCGTAATTGATATTGTAGCGCCTGTATCATTACCAACCATTGTTAATTGTGTACTCTTAGATTCTGTTCCGCTTGCAGCTGCAATTGGTTTGACAGATAATCTAACACTTTTAGCAACAAGTGTCTTACTATTTGGAGCATCATCATCGCCTAAGAAAAATGGAGTGGTAGCTCCACCACCACCTTGTCCACCTCCAGGATTCTGAACCAACATATTAGCTACAGTTTGATCGTGTAATATAAAAGTGTATGATTGATCTGAAACATTAGCAGTAGATGGTGCAACTGTTACAGGTGGTTGAACCAATCCAGCACCAGCTGTAAAGTGTACAGTTGCTGGTTGAACTGTAATAATAGGCATCTTTTGTGTATTCTTTGGTAGAGTTACCAACTTATATCTCATCACGTGATTTTCATCAGGAAATGCTTCTAATAGTGGCATATTCTCAATGACCGAACCATATTGATCTGAACCATTAGGATGAGTTACATCAAATAATTTGTAATCTACTTCATCATCTGATAAAGCAAATTTTGTTATATTAAAAGCGTTTGAACCCTGTGCTAATAACTCTCGACCTTTTTTAGTTAAGATAGCATCTACGGTTATTGTAGTGTTATTGAGAAATCCCATAAAAAACTCCTAAGTATATTGTTTGGATTTTAAATTTTGATTCATATATAAATATAATCAATTTAAGTTTTTCGTAAATAAAAGACTATTTCTTACCTTTCTTCTTTTTAATATTATTTTCTTTATTAAACTTGTCAACCACTTCCATAGTCTCTGTAAATGTTAGAAAATCACCTTTATCTTCTTCTGCCTGTTTTATAGCTTTCTGTATACTAGAAGGTTTTGTTTTAGCAAAAGATTGTTGGAAAAATCCACCTTTTTTCTTTTTTCTTCTTTTTGGTAGAAATTTAGCAACTTTACCTTCGCCAGTATCTAATGATGATTCCCCACCTTTACTCTTAACTAATCGTGTTGGTGATGTAATGGTGACCTCAACTGGCGGCCCACCATCGAATGTGGTTAATTTTGTATTTTTGACTCCTGCATAGTAAGCATCAAATTTTGCTTTACAATGTTCCACCAAATTATCTATATCAACATTAAAAAACGATGATGAGTTTGCAATTCCTAACGAAGCGCTTGTTGGATGATTGTAAAATTTCATTATCTTTTGGTTATTACCATAAATTCTAGATCCGCTGATTACAGGTTGTATTACTTCTGCAAATTTTATATCGCCAGATGTAACCGATCCTGATTTGTAAGCTCCTTCTTTACCTATTCTTTGCCATATCGTATTTTTGTATGATTCATCTAAAAATTCTCTCACCTCTCCATTGTAAGTTTTGTAAATTGCACTCATAGAAACCACTGCATTACTACCACTATCTATATTAGATAAATTTATTACTGAGTCATAAGCGCTGTAATCTGTGATTGTAAATCTGTCGTGATTAAAAGAAGAAGTAACCTCAACAAATTCAGGAACTTTTATAGTATCTCTGTATATAAGACTTTCTACAAAAGGCTTTTTGCTCATAACTACTTTAGGTCTTTCAAAAATATTAGGTTCTACTAAAATCCCTAAACTAGCTTTTGCTCTAGCAGGAATCATTTTTCTAATTTGTGGAAAAATAGATTGATCATAATATTTTAATAATCTAATATAATCCCAAAAATCATTTTTACCATTGTATTTTCTCCAATAATGATTAGACGCATTCTTTAATCCTCTGTATTCCAATTTCTCTATATCTCTTGGATCACCTAAGAAATTATCGAAGTTAAGATTAGCAACTGATTCTATTATGTCTGTATTAATTACATCGGTAGGAGCAAAGTAAACACCAACTTTGTTGGAATCTACTGGAGCTAAATCATAGGCACTCTTTGTAGCTCTTTCTTTGTAACTTAATATGGCACCTGGCTTTGGTATATTTGCTTCTATTCTTACCTTATTTGTAACTCTTCTCAAAGCTCCTATGCTTGGTATATGAGTTTTTGTTTCATCCACTACATTGTGAAAAAAGTTACCTGTAAATCCGCTGTGAGATCCAGAATATGTGGTTGTTTGATTAGCGCTTACATCACGAATACCATCTGTATCTGTGCTTAAATCTTCATTATCATCAAATGAGTATCGCAGTACTAAGTTTTCATAAGAGGAAGAAAGTGAGTTACCATTATAAGCTTTTGGACTTGCTATGTGGTTTTTAAACGAACCTGTGTTTAACACTTCTGTCCAATGTCTGTATTCCATCATCGAGCCGCTAAGTTGACTTCCTACTAATGGATCGCTTCCATTACCACCAATGAATATAGTACCATCTGTTTCCCAATTAGCATTATAAGAAGCTGAATCTGCATTTAAATCACCAGGCATAGTTAATGTAGATGTGGAGTATAGGTGTATCTTACTTCTACCCGCATCATACTTACCAACAGATAATTCAAAAGACTGTGTGATTTGGGAATTATCGCTACCAGAAGTTCTACGCACCATAACAGAATAAAAATCATTATCATATATAGGTAAATTAGATGATGAAATTTCCTTTAGCCCATCTGAACCACTTATTTGAAAAGCGACATATCCGTAATTATCAATAGAACCATTATCTTTAAGTCTAATGTAGAAACTAGAGGATACGTCAGGATTTGTAGGTACTTTTTCTACTAGTATTTGATTAGATCCTGTAGGTGATTTGAATCTAAACTCAATGGTATCAGGTTTTCTACCGCTGCTTGAATCATCAGACCAAGCAGTTTTTACGAATTGACTTCCTCTAAATCCTAAAGCTTTTGTAAATTTTCTACCAATTTCAAACTGTGGAACTGCGTTATCTGGTAAATCAGGACCTCCATATTCTCTCACTCTGAGAATTGTTGATGGTATACCATATGCGCTTATCAATCCTCTTATAGCTCTGACACTTCCTTTATTTTTTAAGAAGTACGGCATATTATTTATTATTCTACTCCATATTTCTCTTGATACATCACGCTCTGGTTTTGTAGAGAAATTTGAAAACAAAGAGCCTGTAACCTCTTTACCTAAAGCAAATCGTGACAATGATACATTAGCTTTACCATCGTATAACTGCCAACCTAAAGATTTACCTACGCTTTCTAATAAATCTTTGGAAAGACCTTCTGTAAGTTTTTCTCTTCTATCATAGGTATCACCTAAAGCTTTTATGTAAAGCCATATACTATCGAAGTGTTGCCCAAACATATCTGTCATTCTTAAAAAAGTTTGATTCGATGTATTACCCTTTATATGCTCTGGTAGTAAACTACTCAACTTATTAAAATTTTCTGTATCAAATATTGAAGCACTACTTAATTGTTCACTATACCAATTTTTAAACTGATTCGATGTTGAGCTAGCTAAAATATACGGATTTTCAAAACTTCCATTGCCTCCTGTTTTGGGCCATGCATTGTCGTGAAATTCACCCAAAGAACTTGTAACATAAGATGAACTTTGAAAGTACATATACTTTTCAAAACCATCAAATCCATTTTTGAACTCATTGATTTTACCTAAAACTTTATTCATATCGTTAGCTGAACCACTAACACCAGCGTATGATGCGCTCTTTAATGTTTCAGCTTCTATTTGTTCTACTTTATATTTGAAATTTTCTATTCTACTTTTTATAGAACTAAAGTTTACAAAGTTTTTAAACTGAGAGTAATCTACATTTATCTCGACACTATCTAAGCTTTGACTCAAAAATTCATTTCTTAAAGAATCGGAAATATTAGGATCTAAAGTTAGAACATCATCTTTTGTTTTGTAATCAGTAGCTATTCTCTGTACAGGACTTTCAACATTAGATAAGTCGGGAGTCTTTAAAACTATATCTCCAACTTCAGTATCTATAAAATCTACTACCTTAATTCTTTCCTCAACCATATCTGCCATTTCTTTGACAACAACCAGCTCATCATTTCTTTGAATACCATCGGGAAGTGGTTCGTAAAGTTTGTAAACTACTGAAAATGGATATCCATTGCTTACTTTGTCTTTCTTAAAATTTGTTGTTAAAAACATTTGACTTCCAAACTTTAGGTAGGTTCTTAAATCATATGGATTATAAACCAAGTAACTAACTGAAAAATTATCAAATGATATGGGATTTATACTTTCTACAGGCGAAAGTTCTGTTTCACCTTCGCTAGCCAATGCCTCAGCTGCTTGAATGTAATTTCTACTAACTCTTACTACATCTGAAGAAACTACATCTGTAATATTAGCTGTAAAATCACGATATATAGGAGTTGATATTTCTTGTTTAGTTAGGGTAAAGTCTACATATAAATTATCAACCCAAGTTGTGGCATTTACATTACCTTCACCAACATAAGCATCATGTCCTCTTATATAAAAGTACCATTTAGCCAGAGGAAACCAGTTATCTGGTATTTCTAATTCAACATTATATCTATCCCAAGATCCAGCTTGATTTGTAAAACCTTTAACGTGTACATTATCATATATGTAAACAGGCGGTCCTCCTACGCTATTCCATTGATAACCATCCCACTCCCATTGTCCTTCCGGACTTAAAGTACCTTCTTTTAAAGCATTTTCTGGAAATTCAAATTCAGAACTTCCATCATCATATATTGCATTTTCATTGTAATTAGTAGCGCCTGGATTTCTAGACCCAAATTCTAATTCTGCTCCGGCTGATCCTACTACTCCTGCATTGTAGGCCCAATCTTCAGTATTCTCTCTTAATGCTACTCCCTTATTATTAGATTTTAATTTTATGTACTGACCGCCGCCATTTGCAGTAGCTCTTTCTATTCCGCTGTAATGGGACCAATGATTGTCTACGTGTCTGTATGCAAACCAAACATCGAAATAGTCTTCGTGAACTCCCTCGAATACAAATGGAAAGGAGTTAGCAGTGCCTGAAGTTGCATCAAACCACTGACCACCTTCTGTTAGATCAAAGAATTGTCCATCCCCATCTTCAAATCTCCAAAGTTTGCTAGTACCCCTCACACATACAAAATGATCCCAATTTGCACCAGCAATCCTTTCTCCAGCGTAAGTCCACTCCATATCACCACCTGCATCTGATACAACATCATTGAATCCTTCATCTAAATCTTTTATGAATTTAAATTCTTGTACACCATTCGCATTACCTCCAATCAAATCGCCGCCAATTGCCAATCTGATTCTCATAGCTTTATTAGACTCTACAGTACCTCTACCATCATTGTAAAAAACTATGAAATTATTAGATCGTGTTTTATCACCATCTCCATCACCTGCTCCTACATTTCTTGTTCTTGTTATACTCTGTATCCTACCCTGCTTAAAAATATCCTCATATATGGAATGATCGACAACTTCCTCTAGCGGAGTGTCCTGATGGTTTGGTACTTTTGTAGTGAGTATACTTGGAAACATTTCATCAAAGGTTAGTAAATGAATTTTGCTACTATCTGCTGTATATGATGGTTGAGCAACCAACCAAACTAAATCATCCTTTATTAGTAAGAAAGCATTTTCATTTTTGAACTTTTGTGGAACTCCTAATTTACTAGTGAGGAAAGAATCTCTTGCGCTTAAATGAGTTCCTGTTTGCCAACCTCTGTTTTCTCCTGGATATGTAGTTCTTTTAAATTTAGGTATTGCTCCATTTCCTGGTTGTTGATAAGGATGTGCATTTACCACATCGAAGCCTTCATAATCAGAAGCAGCAACTGTATCAGGGTCTGGTGTTGGATAGGATGGTGGTGTATTCAATCCACTTTCTATCCACGAAACCCCATCCCATTTCCAATCCTGACCAGGAGTTAAAGTTCCTTCTTTTGTTTGATCTACAGATAGATTTGGAGACCAAACTGCTTCATCTTCACCAGATTGATCAACAGGAGGACTTATTACTTCGGTTATTTTCCAAGCTCCTGGTCCTGATCCAAACCTCGCATCGTTACTAACATGCCCTACTGTTACTTGATAAGCTGGTGGTGACATATTAAAGAAAGATATAATTTCTGATGCTTTTTTAGGTGGTTTTTGTTCAAGCGAAAGAGCACCTGCATCTGTATTAGGAATAGCTCCTTCTGGTGGATCTTCAGGCTGTGGTTCAAACGGACCTGGTGAATCGGGATTGTAGTATCCTTCAGGTCTTTGTGCAGGAGCATCTTCAATAAATAAATCTTTTGGATAAACCATTTGAAAAGTAACACCTTTCCCTGCAACTGTACTTTTCATATCAAACGATATGTTCATTATATCACCACGGTTAGCTCCTAAACCATCTAAATTTTCGTATGTAGTTCCAACCATCATTCTTCTATGGGAATTTAAAGTTGGCCAGTTATCATAATCGACAAATACATTATTTTGATCTATAAACTTCAAACAGGTTCCACCGCTATTTCCTTCATTGCGAACAAACTTTGCATGATATCCAATAGCTTTAGTTCCTTTGTGTACTCCAGTTCCACTAACGTAACCATTGCTCCAATTTTTTACTTGAACAGCATCACTATGTAGGCTTGGGTCCCATCCAATACCACTAATATCTTTAGGTTCTCCCGTATTTAAGTCAAGCTCTAAACTCTCAAACTCTGAGTTTGGTATTATATTCAAATCTGTTTTAACTTGTGTTTTGTCATATCCCATTAGATATGCGTTAGGTAGAACTAAAGTTCCACCCTTCATATTATCAGTAAAAGCAAATCCACCATTATTTGTTGTTATTTGTAAATCTTGAGTTGTGTTAAAATCTGTCGATGTTGGTGGATCATTTGGATTGGTATTTTGTGTGTTTAATACACTTATAAATTCAATAGTAGATGATATATTTTCTATCTTCATAGATTCTTGAAGCTTCAAAAAATCTGTTTGATATCTATACTCTCCTAAGTAAGAATTATCAAATATATTTTTAGCTTTTAATCTAATCTCTGTTCTCGATGGTGATATAGCATCTACTTCATACTTAAAGTTTGTTAAGAATAATCTTTCCGCTGCTTCAGGATTCTGTAAATATTGTTCTTCCGAAACTCCAAATATTTTCTTATCCTCTGTAATATGAATATTAGAAGCATCATTGTCTATCTCAAATATGACGTTTTCAAAGCCTGTTTTTGTTCTTAACAACATAGGTTTTTCTACACCTGCAAGATTTCTTATAAACCTATACCTTATTCTGAAAGTACCTGTTTCAAAACCAAACGCAGTCAAATGAGAACCAGGCAAAAGTTTAAATTGTTCATCAATAACTTCAATACCAGCTTCAGCTACAGTTAAATCTTTGTAATCAATCACAGTTCCTGCTTCGTTTAGTAATTCTACTAAAACATAGTCACGTTGAGCTATACTTCCCCAATAGCCATTTTCATATGGTCTATCACCAACTTTTTTTGTTACACCTTTTAGTAAGCTGACTTTATCTTCTGGTCTTAATTGACTGGCCATTACAACTCTCCAATCGTTCTATCAATCACATCATTTATTGAATCATCGTCTTTTAGTTGATCTACAACTCTACTTACATAAAGTTCTGTTGTTTCATCTTCATATAGTTTATTAGTATAAGGATCTTCAAATAGAAGAATAGTACCATCATCATCTCTGCTGATTAAATTACCATCATATGCAGAACCAGAAATAGCTATCTTTCTTTGAATGACTTCTCTGTTTTGTAGATACGCTTGTTCATCTCCATCTACCAAATTCTGATAGAATGGTAATTCTTTTAACTCTTCTTTACTATATGGCATTTTATCTAACTACTTTAAAGGTGAAATTATCATCGAAATATTGAACAGTCTCATCTACAGTTCCACTACCACTAATCATTTTGAATTCAAACCTGTAGTATCTTTCTGCTTGAAATCCGTTTAACCATAGGTTAAAGTAATTACCGGATGCATCACAACTGACCAGTGAACCACTTCCAAATGGTATTATAACATCTTCTGTTTCTGCGTCTTTTACAGAGTAGTAAAAACCATCGCCTGAACTTTGTGATATTGGCAAAAACTTTGTAGTTAAAAAAGGTGAAGATGTAGTAGAATATGTTTTTGTAGGATACCTACCTCTGCCTGAAACTCTGAATTTTACTTTTGATTTTTCCTTATATTTGTCTCTAATATTTTTCATATAAACTACTAAATCTTCTAATTCAGAACTATCTAATCCACTCAATGAGCCTGTGGAATACTTAGCATCTTCCCATTGAACTTCTAATTTAGGTGGGTATATAGTATTAGTTTGTCTTGAGAAAAATGAGAAATGTCCTAGTTTATCTCCATTTCCCTCTTCACCTGAACCTGATATTAGATTACCATCTCCAATACTACCGCTTCTTTTTATTATAAACCCTTCATTTGGGTAAGTTCCATCTAACCACTTATTTACAACAGGTGTTACATCCATCCTCATATCTTTAGTTTCATACTCAAAGGATTGAGAACCATAAACATTATTAAACCATGCGCCACCTTGAAAGTAGGAGCCAGATTCACTACCTGATTCAGGTCTCCAATAATCTTCATTGGCTTTACTTGTTCTAAAATCCCAACTAGAACCATTTTGAGTCACAGGAAAATCAAATCTAAAACCTTCTCCTCCATCCCAACTTTGACTAACAGGGTAAGCCCATAGTGATTGACTTACTCCTAATTCAGTAGAATTAGCATCATAAAGATTGAGATAGAATTTTGGATTAGTGATTATACCTTTAACTATTGATTGAGATATTTCAGATAAATCAAACTTCATAAGTATACGAGACACTTTTACATCAGAGCCGCCTCTAGCCACATCTTTTCTAATTTCTAATATTTCATCTAAACCTGTATTCATACTTGAAGAATTGAAGTATAGAGTATTATCTATATCAGGAAAAATAAAATAATGCATTAACTTTCTCCTCCTGTAGAGTCACCAACAACTCTAACTTCTATGTCTATGTTTGGATATTTAAGTTCAAAACAGCTTGGGTCCATAGATGGATACACCACACCTTCTTTAGTCGCAGCAACAACATCATATAGATTTCCTGAGTAACCATCAGATTTAGAATGTTTATTTACAATCTGAACAATTGGTGGTTTATCATTCTTTCCTAAATCTTCATCCTCATCGTCAGGAGCAACAACGGAAGAAACTCCATCTACTAATGATATCTGATAAGCTATGTCTCCTAAAACTATTGGTTGTCCAATTTGCCATTTTTCTATGTCAAAGTATTCTGAAATTTTTTCTGTTGTTTGTAAAATAACCTGCTCTTTGTTATATCCTGTTTTCGTTAGAATATTACATTTAACTCCTATGTTTATAACAAAAGCGTTTTTTATGTTAATAGCATCAGTCATCATTCTAAACTGAGTTATGTAGAGCTGTATATTTTCTTTTACTGCTTGATTTAAACTAATTAGTTTTTTATTAGCATCAAATCCTAAGACATAAAGATTCATAGCTAAAGGGTTTGGTATTACTGAAGGCTTTTGTGGTTCTATATTTATCACCTCTTTACCATCTATAGCTCTTTTCTTTTTCTCTTTTTTTGGTTTAGGACTTATGGTAGATGGATCTATTTGAGTGTCTTGAACTATGTAAGCTTTTGCAACATTACCATACTTAGGCGGTAGTGCATATACTCTAGTTATGTAATCAGCCTTAGTAACCGCTCTTTGTTGTGCTTGAAAGTAAGCCAATGTGTTGTTTTTAACTTCTATAATACTTTCAGCTGCTTTACCACCTGTTGTTGAATCAGGATTAGTTACCGCTAGTGAAGCTCTACTGACATTTGCTAGTGATTGATTTAATCCTAATGTATTCAGATTTACAGTTGATGATACAATAGATGTTATACTATTAGCTAATGCATTATGATCTACCCCACCACCATATCTGTATCGAACCGTTAGTGTAGTATTAGATGGTGCTTGACCATAAGTTTTAGTATTCAAAAAATTTGAAGGATCAAAAGCAGTGTTTAGATAAGTTGGTGAGCCAGGTAAAGAAGAACCGACATTATTAGGGTTAGGTATAATCTCCTCATCAGGACTGTCACTAATTCCTGCACCAAATCTTAATTCGGTTTTACCATCTTCTCTAATAAATGTTGTAAACCTTCTTGAAGTTTTTAACAATTTAAGAAGATAAGGTGACTGATCTGCATACTGAGCCATTTCAGGATCGTTGTCTGCATTGTTCTCCATATCTTCAAATACAGTATCTTGCGCTAAGTAGTCTACGGGATACCATTCGTTACCATCATCGTCTGTACAGCTTATTATCTCTGTAACCACAGGATTGGATAAAGCTACTCTATCAAATTTTATTGCATTTCCAAATGAGAAAAAATCAGTTGCTATGTTTCCACTTTCAATCTTTACTGACTTTTTTAGTAAGTAAGTAACAGGTATATCATTTGAACTTTCATACACACTAACTTCCATTGGGTCGTAAGATGAAGAAAATTTAAAGTTACAATCTTCTACAGTTGTAAAATTTACACCAGCTGAAGAACCAAGAATCATACCAGTTTTAATTTCCAAAGCATATCTTAAATCAGGTTTGGTAGTAAAATTTTCACCTGTTCCTTCTGATATTGCAGGAACAGTTTGAAATACATCTAATTCACCTGTAGATGGAGATCCTAACTTTGGTTTGTATCCAAAGGTCTGAGCCATATTATATACAGTTCTTTTTTCTTGAGCAAAAGATAATAATGATTCTTTAAATTGATTATCAACATAGTAAGAAAGAACATCACCTACATAAGATGCCATTTCGATAAACATCATACCTGGTGAAGCTTCATTAAAATCATTGTATGTATTTGGAAAATAAATTTTAGCAAATTCGATTAGATTGGCTTTAAATGAAGCAAAGTCTTTATTTAAGTATCTAACTTCTTTTACTGCTTTTTTATTTTGACTGTATGGCATTTTAATTCTCCTTAGTAACCACTACCTGCACCATCATTACCTGTAGTTTGCCCGTCATCCTCATTTTCATACTGATTAAAAGGCGCTTGAGGACCTAAAGTCATAGTAAGAGTTTCTATATTCTGATCAAAGTTTATCGTAAACTTTAAATCTACTACAACTTTATTTGGTGTAATATCAGATTCAACTTTTATTTCTTGTAAATTTATGTAAGGAAGAAATTCATCCATAGAAGATCTGATAGCTTCCTCTATCTTAGATTCTAAAAACTCATCTTCTGGCTCGAAGATTACCCTCATCAAATCGCTGCCAAAAGTAGGATTTCCCAACCTTTCACCTTTTATAGTTAATAAAAGATTTCTTATATTATGTTGAGCTTGTTGTAAAGTAGTTTTTGTCTGATTAAAAAATCCTTTTGCTCCATATTCCAATGGTAGACTGATACCTATAAAAGTATCTGGATTCAAATCTTTTTCTAAATTAGACAATGGTTATCTCCTAACTTTCTTATCTACCGCTTTCATTACATCGCTGTAATTTCTTGTTAAATCTTTCATCACATTTTGAACAGCTTCATTATTCGTATCAGCACCAGCTGCTTGTGCAGTTTGTATAGCAGCCTGCTTTCTACGACTTTCAGCATCACCCATCATATTTCCATATCCTATTGCTTCAGCCATTCTCGTACTATCAAAAGGTTTGCCTGTCATTGTTGGATACTCTTCATACTCATCAGTTCCAGCATTTGCAGTTTCATTTAGAATATCATTCAATACAGGATTCTTAGTATAGGTAACTTCTTTTTTAGGTTTGGGTTTTCTTTTAGGTAAGACTTCCATCACATCATTTTTAGACGCACTTTCAGTCATAGACTTTACACCTTCTTTAATAAATATCTCAGTTACCTGTTTTTTAACCTCTTGCTTTACTAATTCTCTAATTAGATTTGCAAGTTTATTTGATTTTGCCATAATTGACTCCTATTTACTATAAATATATAATTTTTAATTTTATCTCTCATCTTAGCATTCATTAAAAATCATCTCCCTCTAACTCAGCTAATAAATCCTCATCCGACATAACTTCTAAATCATCAAACTCTTGCGGAAGATCTTTATTTATTGCATCAATCTCATCATCTGTATATCCCCGTTCTCTCATACCCCTTCTATATCGGGCTTCTCCTCTTGCTTTCTCATCTAACAAATCTTTTAAACTTTGAATACCTCTTCCTAACATTCTTTTGCTCTGACGAGGTATATTTTTTAGAGCATTTAATATATCTCTAGTATTACCTTTTATAGCCGATTGAGCTGCAATCAATGCTACCTGACCAATTGATATAGCCATAGAAATTGGATTTAAAGAAGATTGGATTTGCTGTGCTTCTGCTATTCTTTTATAACCTTTAATAAGTTTTTGAGCTAAGTCATATCTCTTTCGCCAAACTCTCCTTTGTTTTTCAAGCTCTGCTAAATCTCCTAATATTTTATTTGCATCATCACTTACCTTTTGAATTTTTTCCATTGTTTCTGGTGGAATCTTCTCATTTTTATCTAACTTTCTTACATCTCTAATCAATGTGTCTATGGCTGATTTTGCTGTTTCTGTAGGATTTTCTATCTTTTCTATTAATTCTTTTATGACTTTTGGTTCACGGGACATTACTTCTCCTCCCACTTAACATCATTTGCTTGTTTACTCTTACCGCCTATGAAAACATTGTTATTTTGAGACAATTTTTCATTTATGGTAGTTTCTACTCTTTCTAATTTATTCGTAATTTTTTCTTTATTCATATCAATTCTGCTATACACAGCACTTTCGTTTAGATCCGGAAGCTCGGCCTGCGCTAAAAAACTTTCCATAGCATCAAATATTTGATCAGTTATTTTATACATAGACTCCATAACTTCAGAGAAAACATCTTTTAATTCTTGATGACCTGCAACAGGATTATCAGCACCAACACTTCCCAACTCCACTCTTCCTTGACCAGATTCAAGAGTTATTAACTTAGCCGATGCTACAATGTGTGTTGGTGAAAACATAAATAATGACTTTTTCTTTGAATTGAAAATAAGAGAATCTGCATTTAAAGCTATGTTAGAATGCATTGCCTCTCCAAAAATAGTATCTGGACCTTTAGCATCACTTTTAGCTCCTGTTTTTAAAGGGATGTGCTGATTTAGGGTCATGTATATGCTTGAATTGTCGCTATTTATGTTTGTACCATGCGGAAAAGTTTCGTTTATTTGTTTAGCCTGATTTAATTTAGAATCCTCATCATTACCTATCTGTCCATTTACTATTTTTATATTTGGTTGAACTTTATTTTCATCACTACTGAATTGTATTGACTGACCAAATCTTCCTTGGAATATAGTATCACCGTGATTAGGAAATATTTTTCTATTGTGTTTTATTAATGGAAAAAATATATTACCATCAGTTTCTATATCAGAATTTGACGCTACCTTTCCATTTGAGTTCAATGGGTTATGATAATATAATTGATTATGGTATTCGGCTACATTTACAATTTCTCCAACCATAGGATATTGGACGATGTGTGGTGAAATAGGTTTTACCAAAGCGTCAAGTCTTTTGCCAGTTCCTTTTTGAGAATACATTAACTGAACATAAATTGTTCCCAAAGCTGAGTAATCAGGACTACCGTTTGACAAAGTGGGAAATTCTTCATCAAAAGGATTTAGATTTACTTTCACAACTCTGGCAGGTTCTATTTCATAAAATTCTTGGGTAGTAGCTAATTCTCTTATTAGTTCTCCTGCTTGATTTTTGTTTATAAATCCGGTATCATCTGCTCCAATATACACATGAGTTGTCTTTTTACGATAACCTGGCTTCATACTATCCTTCTAATTTTGTGGAAATATTATCTGAATGTTTTTGTACATCGTTGGCTACATCCTCAACAGCGTTCATCAACTGTTCTTTTTCTGCATCACTCAAACCAAACTCTTCGGCTGATCCACCTTTACCTTCGTTAGCAATCATTCGTTGAACTATAGCAGCTACCTTTACTAACTGATCGTCATTCTTTACATTGATTTCCAAATATTCTTTCAACATAGGAATTATCTGAACTGCTGTATCACCATCTTTTATAAAACCCACAACTTCTTGCATTAAGACTTCTAGCTGTTTTTTGTTTTTTTCTGTGTTATCGTATATATCTTTGAATAAGCCAGATAACGACTTACCTTCAAATATTTCGTAATCGTTAGCCATTATTATACCTCTTATTATATTAGGGAATTGTATATAAATAAATATAATGTATAGGTAATTTTAACGAATATATATAATAATAAAAAAGGGGAGTGAAAACTCCCCTTTTGTTTAGTCTCTAATTAAAGAGCCTGTATAAGATAAATCAACAGCACCATCTCTTTCAAATTCGGTAATCAACCTTTTATTATATTTCTTCATTACATTTACTATTCTTGTGATGTGTTGTGTGTTAGCACCTGTCATTTCTCGGATGAGAATGTAAAGTGCTTTTTTGTTGAAGTTTTCGATGTTTTCTTTCATCCTAAACATATGTAGAACAGAGTCAGCTATCTTAATATCCTTTTCTCTTCTAAATACATATGGAAGATTGTATTCCCAAAACCTAATTAATTCCTGCACAAAAAGGTTATTTACTTCGCTTCTATCTTCGCCGCTAACCTCACCTACTATATTTCTTTTGTAATCCAATACATCGATCTTATCGTGTATCTTACCCATCTTATAGTTTTTGTTGTTGTTTAGGATTAAATAGTTTTTAGCCACAATACTAAAGTAAGAAAATGCTTTTCCCTTACCTTCTTTGAATTTGTGCATATTCATAACTAAGAAAGAAACCACCTCATGCTTTACCTCTTCAGAAGAAGTATCAAAGTAGTAAAACTTAAAAGTATGAATTATGTTCTCACATAGTTTGTCGAAAGCAGCTCTGATATGTTCGTTATAAATCTTATTCTTTAAACGAACATCATCTGTATTATTATAACGGATTATCGCATCTTCCGTTCCTTGATTAAAGTAATAGTTCTTACCTTTCTTTTTTCTTTTGCGAGTTTTCTTTACTGCTGAACCTGATGTTTGTGCTGATGGCATTATGATTGTTCTCCTTTGAACCTATCGAGTTGTTTGATTGTATTTTTAATTTCTTTGAATATGAAACCCACTTCATCATCTGATTCAAATGAACCTCTGTAATCTGCTTGTTTCAAACCCCTATTCACTCTATCTATTGTCTGTATAAATTGTTCCACCCAATCCTCTAACATCTCTATCTTTACCGTTAAGTTCCACATTACATAACACGAAGTTACGAATAAAAGTGATACAATTACAAGACTTATTTCTAAAAACATTTACTTATCTCCAAATAACTCATCAAATAAATCTTGAGATTTTGCACTTAATTTAGGTGATGGTTGTTTAGTTTCAGTTTTTGGTTTAACTGCGGCTTTAAAATTATTACTTACTTCTTCATCTTCTCGTTGCCATTCATCAAACTCAATATGTGTTGCCATAGAATCGGCTTGGTGAAGTATATATGCTATATTACTTTTCAAACTCCAATCAGGATTGTAAGACATATAGTAAGATTTATTCGCTTCCTCATACAAACCATCAGTTAAACGTAATCCGATATATTCCCACTCAGACATTTTGATACCAAAATGATTAAGAAGATAAATCGCTCTATCGGTAACTGTCATATACTGAAGTTTAGGATTGTGTTTAAATATCTCACCTTTATTCTTACGATGCCATTCGGAGTCTTGTGGTATGTAGTAATCTTCTGTTAAATCTCCTACCTTACCTAAGTCGTGATGTAAAGCAGCGAATATCAATTCCTCATCGGTGAAGTTAATCATAGCACCATTGGATTCCCATAGCTTTTTGATTTGTAAAGCACAATCGGTAACATGCAATACATGCTCTACATACCCACCTACCATAGCATTGTGATAAGCCGCTTTACCACTAGCAGGTGCTACTGACATCCTATCCTCAAAGTATTTATACATTTTCAATAGCTTCTCTTTTCGATCTCCATCAAATGTATCTTCTATCAGCTGTATAAGTTTACTCCAATTTTCTACTATTTGCTTTTCTGTAAGTTGTTTCATTTATATAACCTCATATCTATTTTTTGTAAATCTAATTGTATCTTCTTTTCTTAACTTATTTCTGTATGGGCTGAAAGATATTCTAACACCCCAATTTAAATAATCTAATATCTCTTTCTTAGTAACCGATTTCTTTTTGTGAATAAAATCTAATATCTTAGTGTACGACTCACTTTTTTCTCCTATGATATCAAACGCATCAGGCTTTAAAAAGTTCCATCTGTTAAACCATTGTGGAACTCTACTAGCCCACGGAAACTCTTTTATCTTTGACTTTAGATAAGTTTTGGCTTTATCTACGCTTCCATCATCATCTAATGCTCCATTTATCTTTTTAAGAAATTCATCCTTACCATCATATAGTAGTGGGTATTCCTTTCCAACCATTTCGGGGTAACATAGCTTGTTTGGCAAAATATAAGGAACACCCATACTAAGTGAATCGGTGCTTGCTATAGACCAAGCAGAGTACTTCTGAAATGTACCAACACCGATGTGCATTGAACGAATAAAATCTAAGTATTCATCCCTATCGCTTATCCTAACCCTCTTAGCGTAGGGTTTGTCTAAATCAGCGAGTGTAGTATAAACAGTAAAGTCTTGACGTTGTTTATATAGAGTATCCATCATATCTATAAACCATGTCCAACCTGTGTAGTAATTATCCCTATGATTAAAGATAATAGTTTTCTTTTTGGTTGGAACTTCTACATTGTTAATTTTATCTATGCCAAGATAATGTGGTTGAATGATTTTATCTAATTTGTCAATCGTATCTTTATTATACCATTGTTCAGCTTTCTTTAAAACCAATTCTTTCAACCATATACTGTTTACACCACACTCTTCCATTTCCAACATACCATTGTAATTATCCATAAGCATACGCTTAGTATAATTTGTATTTTCATCTACTTCATACCAATGACAATACCCAACATACTTAGGAGAAATGTTAGTGTCGTTTTCCAATAGATTACTTATATTCAATGTATGTTCTGGCAAATGAGAATACACCACATCATAATCTGTATGTTTCCATCTTAGATTATTTTTGATTTCTGTGTAATTAAAATGACATCTCATAGCATTCGGATAAGATGGCATACTAATCGGAATCTGTGTTGTATTCTCAAATGTCAAACTCTTAACATCAGTTGGTGATAATATTGTCCAATGAATATCATCACGAACCTTATTAAGTTCTTTGATTACATTACGCAAAACTACGACATAGGAATCCTTTTCCAAATCACGCATATATGTGATGTTTGGATATACAAGTATTTTGTATTGGTATTCCTTATCGGAATCTTTATCTGTAGTGAAATCAAAGATGTTCATTAAGAAGCACCTAGTCTTTTATTAAGTTCAGCTTCACCAAGTCCTATCTCTTCACCACCATCTTTATGGGATTTACCTATGGGATGAGTAGCGTGAATTTTACCACCATTTAGTATATTATGCTTTGGTATTGCTTTTCCTGTTTGATTAGATATAATCTTACCTGGAGCTAATGAAACTCTTTCCTTCTTTGTAAGAGTACGTTTAGTTGACCTCGTAGATATTATATCTTCATATAAAAGTTCTGGTAGTCTACTTTCAAACTCTTTTATTAAAGAATCAATCAAAACGGGACCATTAGCCTTCATTGAACGACCAGCAGTTAACTTTCTATAAAAGCTGTGTTCATCTTCTAATTTTTTCCCATCTTCACCCTTTAAAGGATTACGTTTACCATTTTCGTCTAACTGTGGAGTGGTAGTCATATTACCATTTTCATCTAAATACCAATATCTCCAATCTTCGCCTAACTTTAAAATCATATCAGCTAACGCCTCAACCCATGCAGCTGCATCACTTATATGAATGGTTTTGTTAGAAAGCATCGGTAAATCATCTGTCTCATACGATTGATGCAACAAACCAATTTCTGGAGACTTATTCTTGACCATGTGAGTAAGAACAACCATTAACCAAAATGAAGATAATTGACCATATTTAAAAAGTCTGAATCCACCAATATTGTCTCCATGGTATTTCTTCTTTAAGCCATTTGCTAGGGTAATTAAAACCTCATCAACAGTTCCAATAAAGTTTTGAGATATATCAGAAATAGGACCTACTGCATGGTACTTCTGTTTCTTATTATCCATTTGCTCTCTATAAGGAAATGTATTACGATCTGAAGAATACAAGTACATTACTGCTTCAAGCAATTTCATCAACTGCTTTCTTATAACAAGATTACTTTCAGAAATCATATTTCTGTAAAGAAAAGTATTAATGAGATCATCCGATTCAGTTTCCCTCAACCATCGTGCTAATGGAGTCCATAGATTAGTAATCAAATCTATTTGGGATAATCCTGTACCGCAATTTACACTTTCAAATACATCCGTAACTAAATCCATATTCGGCGAATTGATTGTAACAATCCTAACAGGAATTTTTTTAATCATCTTTTGCATCTCATCCGGTAAAAGTGAAAACCTTTTGTTCAATGTTTCAATGCCAATAGGTGAATTAGGTGCGTACTCGATCGGTATAGTAACATCATCTGTTTTCTTTGGATTGAACTTAGGTATAAATGGCCCACCTTCTACTTTAGTACCATCATTATTATTAGATCTTGCATCTCTAAAGTAACGTAATACCCAATTAAAACGATGTTGACCATCTGAAAGATGCCATTTTTTATTATTAGCTAAATGTCCATTAACCCATTCTAAAGTTTGTTTTAGGTTTTCCAATTGAACAGAACTCAGAGCTTTGTTTTTTAACAATCTCTCTGAGGTTTTCTTTAAGAGTTCTAAGTTTACTAACACCCATTGTGTTACAGCAGTACCTTTTAAGTTTTTAATTAAAAAGGCCTGTGATACATCTTGCTTCCACCATTTCAGCTTTCTCTGAGTTTTGGTGTCAACAACAATGTCATCAGCATTTTTTATCAACCAATCGTAATCAACTATGGCATCTTCAACACCATGAACCTCAATTACTTCCCCTTCCTCTATTTCGTATGTATCGATTACATAATGCAGACTATCGGAAGACCATTGTGGTTTTGTTTTTACAGTTTTACTGTCGCTTTTGGAATTTGAAAAATAGATAGGATTATCTAAGATAGATTTTTTCATATTTCACCTCCGTGAATTGTGACTGGTTTTCTCAGTATACTATTAATGATACTGCCAATCTGTTAAAGTTGTTTTCACACCTTGTTACTTACAACTGAGTTATATATATATACATATATTGTATAAATCTCAAATACAAGAAAAAAACATATTTATGAAAACTTTTCAAAAGATTCTTTCGCACCTCCAAATTTACGATGAAAAATTTTTTCCAACTGATTTAAATGACCAGTGGGACCTGGTGAATGAAATATGCAAGGGTAAGTATCTGTTTCTATATTGTATATAAATTTCTTATTAAATATAATATCAAAATTTGCGCTTCGTCCAAATTCTTCGTCCCACATTACCTGAAACAATTCACAGTTTGAATCTAACTTAATGTATTCAGGCATTTCTAAGTAAATGTTTTGAAATGATTCTTGATCGTCATCCAATCCATCTTCTTTACATTTCTTTAAAACATCTATTACAAAATCTATTTCGCCGACAAACATACCAGAATTAAGATATCTATATTTAC